CGATTCCTCCTTTTCGATGTCTTAGCCATTTTTGTCTTCTTACGAAGATGCTTCTTATGATTCGCTTCGACTTTGTCCAGTCCGCGAACGCGAGCTCGTCCCTCGCCAGTGACGAGATTCGGTTTCGTAATAGGCGGAGCATCCTTGTCGATTGTGAACCCATAGCACCATCCGAACATTTTTTCAAAAACCTCCTTTAAAATATCCAACCGCAATCCAACCAGAAAAGGAATAGACCTTGTTTGGTCTACCCCTTTCGGTTGTAACTGGGTTACTTGAACTTCAGAATTTTGTTGAACACGTTCTTAACCGTGGTCGTCTTGAAGACGCCATCCATTTCGAACTTCATGCCCTTTACGAATGCCCAGATGCTCGTTCCGGTTCCGAGCAACAAACCGCCGATCTCAATGCCAGACTTGACTCGATCCTGCTTCTTCTGATATGCGAACTTCTCCTGCTCGAATTCGAATCGGCGTTCATTCCGAACAACCTCTTCGTCCTCAGCAAGAGCCTTTCTCCTATCCGAGTCCGCTTCCTGAGCCAGCTTGTACAGAGTATCAAGCTCATTTATTGCCTTTCCCATCTCTGAGCTTCCGGGATCAAGGGTCTTCATCTTCTTTAGATGCTCCTCAATCTGATCTTCCAGTAAATTACGTTTATCCTCCATAATTTCTCTCCTTTCAAATATTAGAGTTACCTCCATTAAGGAGTTTGTTTATTTTGCGTGTCCTCTTTGGAAGGGTCAATTTGATTGATGCAGAAGAGAGCAAATTTGGATTTGCAAATATCTTTTGGATGCTTGTCCAGTCCGAGCGACATGTAGACCTGCCCATCATCCGGGTCAATCGTCACATTCAGGAATCCGGAATAGAATTTCTGGAATAGACCCTTCGCAACCACCTTAGAGCAGACAATGAATCCGATTGCCATGCCCAGAATCGCAACGATGATGTTCACGATAACCTGACTCATCCAACCCAACCCCCTGCCCAAACGATTGTGAGTACGAAGGTTATAATGGATAAAATAAATCCTGTGAAATCGAACATCAAACATACAGGATCATCTTTGGTCGACATTCGGAAAATAACGGACATAAGACAGCATAGTGCCACTATAAAAATTAGGATTTGAATGAAGTTATAGAGCATTTTTTGTTCTCCTTTCAAAGAACTGACCTTCATTAAAGGTCTTCTTTTTCGCTAGAGCTTGTGAAATTGCTAAATCAATTCCAGCTCTGGATTTAAGGTGATAGTAATAGAGGTCCCGGAAAGGTGTGTTGAGTCGGTCAATCCGACCTCTCGCTTGTTCGAGCACTTTATAAGAGTAGGTTTGAGAGTAGAATACAATTGTGTCCGTCTTGATACAATTCCAACCTTCGCATCCAGCAGTATATTGTACCAAGTAGACCCAGGAGCTACTTTCTGGTATGGGCTGGTGCTTATGCCCGTTCCATTCAGCGGTATCACAAGACTCCACATTTTCAAATAGTCCTTTCAGAATATCAAGCTCGTAATCAAAGCTGTAGAAGATAATCATTCGCGGATGATCCTCAAAGAGCTCCAATACCGCAATTTGACGGGATACATCGGAGTTTACAAGCTTCCGCACTGCAAAACAGACTTCCGAAGCAGACTTCATCGGCTCATTTTTCTCATAATTCCAACGGTTTTTCCAAATATCATGGTATGCGACTGTGTCATAGGAGACGTGAATATCCTGGTTATGACGTACGGTTTCGCGTTCAAAATCCATCGGAATGAGCAAACGGTTCCGAAGTCGGATGAGTCGACCCTCATTCACATAGCGATCGATCTGCGGAAAGTCAACATGGTGATTATAGACGACATGATTATTTCGAAATTCTGTAATGTTTCGGAAATATCCATTGGCGATAAACACCTGAGCATAATCTGTCCATTGATCACCGGCCGTTGCCGTAAGTAATATCCACTCATTCCGTTTAACGATCTTTTGAAATGACTTTGTCCAGGCTCCGGTTCCGACCAATCGTTGTTCGTCGAATATAAAAAAGGCATCGCTCACGGTTTCATACTTATGTATGTTGTTCCACGAATCGATGACGATCTTATTCTTATATCGACTAACTTCTGGATCGGTCGACATTAAAAAATACGGAAACTCTGCCTCCCATTCACATGTATCTCGCTTTTTGGCAGTCGTGATAATGTAAAGATCTTTCGGATTTTTCATCCCGGGATCTTTTTCCTTTTCCAATTGCCCGCCATTACGAATATAATAGTATGCAATGGATGTTCTGGATTTACCACTACCAACACCGCCATTGAGGATGCATCCGTTGAACATCTTCCCGATTGCCTCAAGCTGATAATCGGTTAGATTTCCTCGAATCATTTTTCGATAATCATCACTCGAAGATTTTCTGGGAGTTCGTAGCCAATATAACCGGCATTATCACAACACACGAGATACTTACTGCCTAGATATGAAGCAACTCCGAATTCAGAAAGGATGATTCGAGGGTCCTTCTCCTTCATGCGACAGGAAATGCATGTAGATCGACTCGGAGGAATGCAAGAAGACTCTGACGCTTTCTCGAGTTGATACGGACAATTGGCACAGAAGCCATCATCGTTGACCCTAATCGCTCGAATGATCATAGCCTACCCTCCAATTCAGGAATTCGCTTCATCAGGGTGGTGTTAAAACCGCCTTTCTTCAGAATCCGACGTCCGTAATCGCGTTCAAACAGTTCCGCAATGCGATCGAATTTCTGGCACTGTTGCTTGCAAATTCCAATGACTGCCGAATCAGCATGCGACTTCGAATTCCCAATTAGCTGGATCGTCTCGTTATAGAGTTCCGCCACCAGTTCCTGAATCTTGTCGACTTTCTTGCCCTTCAGCCCGACAACGATGACGCTTTGATACTTCTCGTAGTATTCTTTTGCTTTCATACAGCTCGCTCCTTAAAGAATGTGCACGCATAGCATTCCGGGATTCGACTTCCTTCGACGATAAGTCCCGTTTTCTCGCACTTATAGGTTGTGATACCGGCTTTGTAGTTTTTGAGCTCATCGGCATACTCACAGTTACGGCAACGGTGCGGATAAGACAGATAATCGGTTTCCATTACTTCGCCTCCTCATAATTGACCGGTTTGTGACTGTCTGTGTTCCAGGGCTGGTTCAGACAATCATTGCAGGGATCTTTCGATTCCTTTCTTGGAGCATACTTACAACTACAGCAAAAATAATTGTAGTAAACCTCCTTCTTGTTCTCAGCCATATGTGCTTCCTCCTTTTTAAAAATATGGATGGTGCTCCCTCGGGGATTCGAACCCGGGACCGTTCGGTTATGAGCCGACTGCTCTAACCAGCTGAGCTAAGGGAGCATAAAAGGAGAGACCCAGAATATCCAGATCTCTCCTCTATGAGATTACATATACAACAATACGTAAACCCACATTCCAGCCAGAATCGTACAGATTAGTCCTGTTACCAGGAATTCTGCCACTCTGTCTAAAAACTCAGTTAACCATTTCATATATTCACCTCCATTATAGGAGTTGTAAAAATCGCGAAGAACGAAGAGACCTAGTTCGGTCTCAACGTCCTGTTGCGAGCATAATTGCATCCATGTTAAACCAACACACAAGTGCCAGCCCGAGTATACCAAGTATGATATAATCGAGCCATTTCAACATAATATCAACTCCTTCCATAACAGAGGCTGTTTATTTCGCGGGGTTAGCCCTCGACAACACTCTGAATACGGAACTTCCAAAGACGGCGAGGGGCCGTTCCAATGGCCTGATGGATCTTACGAGCCGTAGCGCCGATCTTCTCGATCTGGAGCTCATTCCAGCTCTTACGGACATAGGCGCTTTCCTTGACACCCTTGTGACGAGCCTCCAGGCGGAGAGCATTACGAACGAACTTACGATCAGACATTCTTCTTTTCCTCCTTATTCTTCTTGGCATGCTTATGCTTCTTCTTGGTACCGCTCATCGTATCGACGATCTTACGAACACCAGCCTGGGCTTCCTTATAGCCGACATTGTTGAGTTCCATATAACGGCGAACTGCCGTAGAGAAGGATGCTCTGCGAATCAGGGTCACACAGTCCGGCTCGGCATCGAGCTTGCGCAAATATCCGCATTCGATGTCTTGGTCGACTTGATCGCCGTAGACTTCCTTGGCAAACTTCAGGGCATTGTCGTCGAAGATACGATTGGTGTACTTGTTTTCATAGTAAACCATAACGCACCTCCTTACATATCCGGGCCTTCGAGGGCCGCCCATTTGTCCGCAAATGCATCCTGCACGATCTCGATGTACATCGTCTTGAGATAGGCCTTAACTCGACCCGGCTCCCAGTTGTAGGGGTTGATCACCAGATCCACGGTCTTGATCTCAGCATAATCGAGCGAATCGACGCTGCCTTCATCCAGACGAGTCTTACGACGACCAGCGATCATCCAGATATTCGGAGGAACGTTCTTGTAGCTGACATTCACCTGAATATAATGCATCGGTGCATCACCTTCATTGGGAGGCGGCATCAGGCGAACATTCCAGCCCTCTTCCAGAAGAACCTGGTAAAGAGGGACATCATCAACCATTGCGTCTTCGGGGATTTCGACGCAGAAGTTTCGGTTGCCGGCCGGATTGTACTTCTTCTCTATGCCAGCGAAATTGCGATAGAAAATATGTGCATTGGGGATCTCGAGAATTCTTTCGACACGGTTAGCCATGACGAATCTCCTTTCAAAATTTCAAAAGTTGAGAGACCTAGAATATCTAGATCTCTCTTATTTGGTCAATAGACACGAACGCCTGCTTGCTCCAGGTACAGCTTGAAGTCAATGGAATCCTGTTCGGTGTGACCCTCTCGAATCGATTCCCGATAATGATCACGCAGACCGTGATGATCGTTCACCGCATAAACCATGCTGACACCATAATGGTCAGCAAAGTCACCCGCTGTGAACAGCAAATCTGTCACGCTCATGCGCTCGCATCCGAGAATCTCGTAACGAGTACACTGATAGGCTTCCTTTTCTGATTTCAATCCATATAGAACAATAGATTTCATTCATATCACCTCCATTACAGGAGTTGTTTATTTCGCGTGAACTACCTTACGGCAAATATCTTGGCATCGTCCTCAGCAGTCTCCCAAGGATGAATGCGCTCCGGTATATAAGGATCATCCGAAACAAACCATTCGACGTCACCATACTGTGCAATCTCATAGCGAGCATTGCTGACTAAATAGTCATAGTAAGTTCGATCAATGTCTGCCTCTTTGTGATTCACCTTAACCATCTCAGATTCCATCCATCGATAGCCATCGGCACCGGTAGCGGAGGCGAATTCTTGTTCACCAGTCTTCTTCATCTTGTTGGCATCCTCACGAAGAAGGATAGCACCACCGGCACCATCCTTAATCGGTGTGAATTGGCCAACACGACCAACAAACTGGTAATTATGACCTTCTGCAATCTTCTCACGAAGCATTTCATCCGTAAGAGATGCGAACTCGTCCAATAGACGCTGTTCCGATCTTGTTAACTTCTCCGGATCCTTAAATCGAAGAGATCGAACCAACTCATACTGACTCACATCTGGCAAATTCTCATTGAAGTCCAGATAGAGTGCTGTTTGCACGGATTTTGTTTCGCACATATCCTCGAATACAATATCCTCGTGTGTGAAGAGGGTTTTGAAGACGTACGGAACAGCAAACTGAGTGCCAGTAGCAGTCCACTGACCAGGATGCTTCTTATTGTCCTTGCAAATATCTTTCTTGCTCATGACGTAATCCTCGCCATAAAGTGCGCAACACTGTTCCACTGTCGCATAGCGAGCAATATAAACAGCATTGTTGACAAGACACATACGCTCATATGTTGCCTCGTGCTCGAAGTCATAGTCATACATCTTGCCATATCGCTGAACAAACTCGATAATGTGCAGATCCGCATCCGGAATCTTAATCGAATCGGTCTTGATATGAGCAACCGTATAACCACGCTTCTCCACCTCATGCTCGAGATTAATCATGAACAGAGCACCACGCTTCGCCACGATGTTATCCTTATTACGAGGATCGTGAAACGGATTGTCGAAGTTCGCGGCGGTGAGACCATACACAGAGTTGATCGCGATCTTCAGAGCCTGCGTGAGATCATCCTTCGTGAAGTCGGCTGTGCCCGCAACCAACTGATCAATGAAGGGCGCAAGAGCACCGCCGAGAATGACTCGACCGGTATCCCAATCCTCATGCTTAATCGCCACACGAGCGTCTTTCAGATCCTTAAACCTTTGTGTATAGACTTCGCCAAATATCTTTTCCGCAATTGCCGAACTGGGATGCATGGATGCAATATCAAGTAGTGCGATAAACCCATACATGCCAGGCTTTGCAGAGACACGGCCACCCTCGCCGACATCCTCGACATCACGATAGCTCGATTTCCCGTTTTTGTATTTGTAGCCAGGGAATATCGGTCGACCCTGCTTGTCGAATACCGTGAAGTCGTCGAACTCCTTCTCCATCACGAAGGGCACGTCCGCAAACTCGTCATAGACCTGCGAAACGTCACCCATATTGCGATAATTGAAGGCGTCCTGCGGATGCTTGTTTGTACCAAATATAATTCTGGTGGTGAGCTGATTGGTTGTATCGTTGACTGTCATCTTGGCAATCTGTGCCAGGATCTTACGTGCAGCAAAGTCGCCTTGCGTGTGATCCCAGACCGCTTCCGTTGCAATAACGTCGTTATCGCAGTATGCGGCAACCTCCGGCCAAAGTTCTTCCGGAACCGGTTTGTCCCAAGGAAAACCAAGCTCCTTATGGTGAATGCCAAGCTCGATTTCCCACTTCTTCAAGCTCTGCTTCTTCGCGCAGTAGTCATAGACATCCGTGTAAGAGATGTTATACGCTTCTCCGAACATCGCATTCGGAGAGCCGCTGATAATCCTCTGTGAGAGCGTGTAGAGCTGCTCATTCGAATATCCAATCATACGAGCATAGAGAATGTGGTTATCGTAACGACGGCAGTTGAATCCAACCAACTTGAACTTGATGAGTTCCTCGATATCTTTTGGCTTTGGGTTGATCATGCGGACAACTTGCTTACCCGCACCTTGTACCTTCCAGTTCACCAAAAAGAGATTCGGAAATACCTCCACATCGTAGAATACGATCGGCTGGTCCCCATCTTCTCCTGGCTTGGATGGTTCTTCGGACTTAAATCGCATCTTATTGACGAGCTTGATGCAATAATTCGCCTGATTGGTACTGTTAGCCGCGAATGCGAGGACTGCATTTCGCATATCCGTCACATCATAGTGAAGTCCGCTATTGTAGGCATCTTCCAGGATTTTGTAGATGAAATCAACAGAAGGTTTTGTCGCCGCGTGATACTCCTTATTAAGGTTTCTGCGGATCTTGGTTCTCAGTTCCTTCTCTGATTTCACTCCTTCGAAGTTGATCACTTTACCATCTCCTTTCAACGGCAAGCCCGAACTCAGGCTTGCAATCGGAAGGTTGTTGCACTTTGTCAACTTTCTTCGCAAGCTACTCAGGCCCGAAAATACCTTAATTTCCACATGGTCTTCATAGACCGCACTCAGCTTCTCCGGATCTCCTGTATAAATATAATGGAGGTGAATTCCGGCTCCAGACTTAGAGAGTTCTGCATAAGTCTGAGGCCACTTACTGGCGGCTTCCAAATTCTTTTCGAAGCACTTCTTTCCATCTTGGTCCGGAATATCAAAGTCGATCACGATGTGATAGATAGGAACCCTCACATAATGAAGACGATGTGTATCGACATCTTTCAATGTTACTCGAACATCTGACCATTTTTTCATGGGTGTCTCGTTATCGCTCGCATACTGCGCTAAGCAATCTTTGCATTCCATGTCGAAGATAGACGGTTGCTCACGGAACTTCAACCACGAGTCGTCCGGTTCAGTGTTTTTCTTCTTCTTTTCCGGCTTCTCTGCAGTGGTGATGGAGTCGAATTTCTCAATCTTAAATCCATAGAAGGTGAACGGTTCTTTCCCTTCCGGTGCGGTTCGATCGTAATACTCTTCGAAATAGTTCTTCATCTCTGATTTGAAGTTACGCTTATTGAGCAGGAATTGCATTTTTGCTTCCTCGCAATAGGTCTTATACATCTCCCAAGCTTGTTTGAGGGATGTAGAAGGCTCTTTCTTGAATATAAAGTACGAATCTGCAACAAAGTTGTAGAAATCATTACTTTCATCAAGCATGGAGGTCGGTACATATCCGTCATAATATCCAGGAGACTCCATATAGACATTCAAACAGCGTGTGGCAATAGCACCCAATTCGAATTCAACCTGCTTGACAAGCTGATTGTATTCTCGTGTTGGAACCTTACGACCGGACGGAGACACGTCGATAAGTCGTCTGATTAGACCAGACTTCGCATCTGTGATCTTTACAGGTTTATTGGTTCCCATGAATAGGAATGCTTTGAATTTACTCGAATAGGCAGACTTAAATTTCTCATTTACCGTCATAAGTTCGTGAGAAACGACACTGTTCAGTCGAGTGTTATCCTCAATTCGAGATAAATCGCCATCGTGCTGAATGGCCACCAACGGATTGGTTTTAAACGATTCCAGAGCAAAGGCTGCATTTGCACTACCCAATGCTTTTGCATCAAATACCGCATAGTACCCTTCAAACAGTTGCTGTATGATGTTGATAACGGTTGATTTACCGCTACCTGCTGGACCATATAGCACCTCGAATTTCTGGATTGTCTTGGAGTCACCAGATACAATTGCTCCGATTGCCCATTCGAGCTTATGTCGCTCTTCTGGATCATACAGAGTAGACATGAGTTTGTCATAACTCGGGCATTCACCATCCTCTAAGGGATACGGGAGTTTCTTCGATGCATAGTCTCGCTTCTTGACATCGGTATTTGCAAATATCAATTTCTCATCGAGCATATGGAACGAATCTCGCATATCCCTTTGACAGAATGTGTGAAACCGGTCGATCATGCGCGTTTCCGAATCCCATAGATGAAGAACTCGGATTCCAGGCGTATTGGGATAATTATCCTTGACAAATTGGTCAAGTTCCGCGTCAATTAAACGGACTGCATCGTATTCATCAGTCGACCACAGACGCTTTTCTTCATCCCAAATCGCATAGAACGCGCCGCCTCGAATCATCAAATCGTTTGATTTCGAGACAATGAATTTCGGATATACCTCAATGCCTCCACCTCTAGGACATCTGGTGGCGACCATCAAGAAATCCATGCCTTACTCCTTCTTCGTAGCGTCCTCCAGTTTCTGGATCTTTTTGCAGAGATACAGGAATCCGCCGATTCCGGCGAGAATAGCGATGTTCTGACGCTTTGCATACTTGCGAAGCATGCGCAGATTCTGGTTCATCAAATTGACATTCTCATTGAAAAGATCAATGTGATGATTGTAGTGACGAATGAGCAACGTCTGGCAACCAGCCAACTTTTTGAGATCCTTATTGGTCTCAATAATCGCACCGCTGTTCTCGCCTACGGCCTTCCAAATCTTGGCGAATTCTTCGGCCATCTTTTTTTCATCCATGTTGGTGTCTCCTTTACAAAATCGTATTCAGGTACCACATCATCTGATACCAGATGTCCACAGCTCGAAGATCATAAGGACAATCTTCAATTGTGAATAGTCCTCCTCGTCCGTTAGCCTCATAAGTGCGATTCAGGAAAATATCAAGAATACGATCGACTTCCCTCTCATTGTATCGGCTATCGCTCATTGAACCAAGCCCGAGAGAAACAATCATATTCCAAAACCATTGACCGGTTCGATTTCCGACTGTGTCATCTTCCATAATTCGCTCCTCACATGTTCTGGCGAGGGCTACCATCATTTCCAGAATAGAACACTCTCGAATATCAAGCAGATGCTCTATTGTACGGTCCGGATAGTGATTTTCATAACCAAAATCATACCGTAAATCTACGCCATGCCTTGCTCTATATTCATCCATTGGGATGATCCATGTGAATGCTCGAGCATCTAAATGGCGCATGAGTTTCTCATACGATAGATTCCTTGAATACTGCTGATCACCCATCACGAGACCACACATCCATTGGAAGTAACGCTCGTGTAGTGCATCAGCTCTGGTCATTTACTCATCAACCTCCAGCTCGTGAATATGACGCTCCGGATAGATCGCATCATAAGAACGCTCGTCCAGCGTGATCTCATAGTCGGTCATCGTATTCTCGTTACGTACGTGGCAGACGCCTTCCTGGAAATCACCGAAGTGACCCATGAAGACTTCACCGATGGCCTCGGAGATGTTGTCGACCGGATCGTCCTCTTCATCGGCAAGAACCTTGTCGCCCTCATACCAGGTCAGACTGACTTCCGAATATCCGTCTTCTCGACCGAATTCCTCCGGAGCAATGAGATAGATCCCGCCGTAGGCGTTCATTTCCTTATCCTTGTAAGGATCCTGCTCGATATCACCCCGGTCCTGAGGAGGAGCGTTGAGCGGAGTGAAGTATTTGCCGTAATTGACACGGCGCTTCTCGTAAGCCTCGGTGATCTCCTCCTCGACAGACTTACGCTGCTCCACGACATGCTCCAAAGGAGAAGCTTCCTTTTCCGGATTGCAGTCAGACTGCTCCTCCTTATCGGCCATTGCATTGATCTTATCGCGATAATACTCACGCATCTCGTCGATTTCTTCATCCGCACGAGCTTCTGCCTTACGATAGGCATAGTAATATCCGCCTGCCGCGCCAACGATGGCACCGAGAGCGAACCAAATAACGTTTTTCATCGTTTACCTCCTTACGATTTAATTCGGCTGAGGAATATAACAGGACGCAAAGAGTCCGACACTAATTCCTCCAAAAATACAAGCCGCAACGAAACGAGAGTTCTTACCCGTTAAAATTTCGCGGGCCGTATCGACAAACTGCTCCATGGTATGCTTAACTCCTTTCCAGAGTTTCTTCAGTCTTGCCTTCATGAATATCATTCCTTCCTCAAATCGAGAAATAGTGGTCGCCTTCTTTAAAGGCTGGCGTTGCCCAGCTATGGTATCGATTAGTTCGAAATGCAATAACGTCCGAATTCGTCCGATCACATAATTCTTCAATCACCAACCAACGAATCGAGTCCCATTCCGGATAGCAATAAATTGCTCCGGTGGTGACACAGTCAAATTGGTTCTTTGCGGTGATGATCGACAAAATATCATTTCCCGCAAAGCGCTCGCTGTCTACTCGATTTAGTATCGTATCGACGACCAAACGTTGACCGTATTCCGATTGGTTTCCAGCCTCGGCATACGTGACTCGTGTCAACATCTCAATCTCGTACTCACTGTAGTTCTCGAGCCCAACGAATCTGGGTGCTTCCAAATATAAATCAGCCGCTGAGAGAGGGGCTTCAGGCATTACCACTTCTTCGGTCTGCATTTGAACCGGTTCCGGCATTGGCTCCTCATAGGTCACCAACTCATGCATGGTGGTAGCGCTAGAGCCAACCACGAGCCCTAACGCCAATCCAACCAAACCAGATACAAACCATTCACGCAGACTTTTTCTAATGTATCCCATAACGGGGCCTCCTTATGTTAGATTTCTTCGCCGATCAGAGAATCAATAGGACCCTGAACGTTGAAGTCGAGAATCACGCTGCGCTCCATACCATTGACGAACTCAGAAGAGCCACGACGATTTACATCATAGATACCGAAGCTGATATAATCATCAGACTTGGGGTTCTTAGCATCGTAGTACCAACCCACATGCTGACCGGCCTTTGTCGGATTAAATCCGAGAGCCTCATAGACTTCGTTCAGGAATACGTATCCTCTTTGCTGGAGAATATGATTCCAGTAGTTGAGCTGGCCATTGATGAAGAAGAGATTCAGCTCGGCATCCTTTTCCCAATTGTCATTGAGTTCATCGAAGATGCGAGCATAGACCGAAGGAACACGACCATCGGGAAGAACGGTAACCTCTTTCTTAGTCTTCTTCTTCTTACCGGTTTCGGGATCGATCGTCTCTTCCTCAACCTTCTCTTTCACGAGGCCGTAGCGAAGCTCTTTATCGACCTCATCGCCGTAGCGATCGCGTACATTCTGACGATACTCCTTGAATCCCTTATCGAGAAGCTGATAGGCAGCTGCCAGAGATGCATTACGCTTGCTCAAGATCTTATGGCCATAGAGGATCGAAGTGATGCCGAGAGCACCAACACCAACGGCCGGAGCATAGAGCTTGATGACCTTCCATGCGGTCATACGGATAAGGATCTTCTGATCCGCATCCGCCAGCTCACGGGTGTAGGTGCCGCCATCTTCCAGCTTACCACCGACAGACTCTTCGATGTTCTGCTTCATGGTCTCATGATATTCCACGACTTCCGTGACCTTAAGGGTTGCCTTGCAGGCCATAACCGTGGACGTAATGCCGAGCGCGATACCGGCGCCCGTAAGAATCTGCGGAGAATTCTTCTGAATGAAGAACTTCGACCGATAAAACATAGACGTTGCTGTGTTTGCAATTGTCTTGGTAGAGAGTTTCATTGTACTTTTACCCTTTCTTAAAATTTCTTAGGATTCGGCATGACAACATACCAGCCGTCTTTCAGCCAAACAGGAATGAAGAATCGTGCATTGCTCCATCCGTGTGAGACCGCTTCTAAAGTCGACCAATCGCCATCGAGTTTCCCGAATATCAGTTGGACATCGTGCACTGTAATACGTCCGTAACGGTCCGCCATACGCTTTAACGTCTCGATGCGAGATTTCACCAAATATAACGTTGACGGATCGCTATAGAATTCCTTTTTCGTCGTGATCATGATACGGTCACTCCTTTAATCCAACGGTGCAGGCTTCGGCATACGAATATAATAGCCATCCCGGCCACTTGCAATGTCAGCCTGACGCAGATCTGTCCAGCCATAACGATGCGCTGTAAACGGAGGCGTCTGATCGACCACCTCATAGAAGTCCGCAACCGAAACGATTTTGTACCGTCTCAGGATGTTGTCGAGCTCATCCAGGACACCTTCCGCATCTCGACGAGTTCGGAACGAGAACTCATCAAAGTCATAGGCACTTCTTCTCTGAGGAGGATCGTCTCGTCTGGGATCGCGACTGTAGGAACCATAGTCCGTACGATAACTAACATAGGTTCCTCCAGGTCTCCGGTCGCCTCGACGGGTCGAACCGTAAAATATAATGTTGACCGCATCCGTCAGAGAATTGGCAAAGAAGTCCTTCAGCATTGGAACAGCAACATCATTCCAGATATGACTGCCAATGCTCCCACGATCGTCGGAGAGGATGTTGTCTCCGATCTTGCTTAACGGAGAACGTTTCTTTGTCTTTGCCGGAGCAGATAAAGAGACCTTATTGATCTCCTTTTTCGGGCTCTCCGGTGTCTCATTCCGTGCAGCATTCGAATTGTTCGGGTATTCTGCCATTGTTACACTCCTTCTCTCACCATAGTGAGGTATTTTGGGTTTAGCTTGACTTCCCAAACCGGGCAATGGTTGATGACCGAATATCGATAGCAGAGGTTCGACAGTGCCTTCTCTTTGCTAACAGCCATCGTCACAGAATCCCATGACGACTTTCGGATATCACCAAACAAATTCCGGACAGGACCCCTATATCGATATTCGTTCATACAACCTCCAAAAATAAAAAGCGAAGAGACCTTGTTAGGTCTCAACGCTCGTCGAATCACAACGTGCTTGGATTACTCCTCAGTAGAGTCCTCGCCATTGTCCGCCTTGCTCGCCTTCTTGGCCAGCTTCTTAGCCTTGTGAGCCTCGATGCCATCCTTGATCTTGCCACCAAGCGGCTTGAGGGCCTTCTTGTAAAGCCACTGGGCTCCAAGAGTTCCCGCCACGCCGATTGCGACACCGATCAGGGTGCTGCCACCATTGGACTCATCATAGGTTTCTTCCGCCGGAACCGTTTCGGTCTCGAGCTCCTCGTTCTCCATGACAACATTGTTCTCTTCCATTTTAGAATACCTCCATAAAAATTTTGTTGTGGATTTCTCCATAATACATCTTGTAAATTTCGCGTGCTTTATTTGAGCACTTCCGGCTGTGTTGCATAGTCGAACACAACACAGGGTTCCCCCTTCTCATTGAGCTTCGAACTGAACATCGGCTCAATGAATGACTTGTTGACATCCCATCCGATATCATTACCGAATGGAATGCGATCCAAATCGATAGCATCGTAGACATCATTGAGCGTTATGTACATATCACCCAACATCTGCCGAGATAGATTATTGCAGATCTCACGCAATGTCTCTCGGTCGGATACGAAATATCGTCCGGACCAGCGATCGAAATAGAGACTCTTCCCCGAAGGAACATACGGAATCTCCTGATCATTTACGTTAACCCGCTCTGAGGTCTTCTGCGAGACTTTCTCACGAATCTCGTTTGCCTTCTTCTCATCCAGAGATTCCGTAATGGCGGACTGATAGTCCTTCAGAGTTTCCTGAGAAATGGTATAAGCGGCCGCAAGAGCAGCGTTACGCTTATGCTGCTGGCGATTACCCATCACGATACAAGCGGTACTGAGACCGGTAGACAGTGCAACGGGCCAATAATTCTTCGCATAGATCTTCATACGATCACGCGTACGAATCGGCTCGTTGTACTTGTCTGCATAGTATTCCGCATCTTCGATTTCCGCTTTGGCTCTCGGTGCGATTTTCATCGTCATACCGATGGTCGTAAGGAATCCTCCGATTCCAATGCCAGTCAGGATTTCCGGGCTATGCTTGGTCATATAGACCTTGATCGAATTACTGATCGCTTTCATAGGGATTTTCTTCATTTCAGAGCCTCCTTGCACTCTTTCACAATCTTGTCAATATTGCTCATTTCCAGACAAGACGGGATTTCAATACCGAATTGAATCCAGATAATGATTGCCCGAGGGGATAAAGTATTTAATATAATCCTTCGCTCACGGTAATATGGATTGTCGCTTAATTCTGTGCAAAGTCGATCTACAATCAAACGATCGAGCCTTTCGTCTTCACGATAAATTTTAATACAATATTCCACATCGAATCTCCTTTCAAAAGCGAAGAGAGCTTGTTAGCCCTCTTCATTTTGGCGTTCGGCGAGAACCTCGTCGACGGTTTCACGGATCTGCTCCTCCATCTGCCGCTGTTCGATGATCCCAGTAACGATACTGAGAAGCGCCGTACAAGCGAGTCCGATGTTAGCAAGCACATTCCATTTCTTTGTCATCTGTTCTTACCTCCTTTCCATAATAGGTCTTGCCAATTTCGCGCATCCATTCTCAACAGAACGAATGAAAAAGAAGATGGCTAGATTAGGTTCACTAGCAATCCTTTCGGATCCGTTTTCCGTCTACACGGGCCCTTCGAGTTACCTCGCATCTCCTTCCATAATAGGACTTGCAAATTTCGCGTGAATTAGTGAAGAGGAACCGGATAGAACTGAGTCTCAATTGCTGTGACTTTCACTGTACCGCCCTCTCCATCATCGATCTCATAGGGTTCCTCATCCATGAAATCGATCCAGTAGTCCTCCAGGCACATGGATACAATGGCATCGAACATGCCAACATCCCAACCACGTTCATCGCCACCAGGGACTTTATCGATTCCGAGAAATCCATAGAAATCGTTGATTGTCACAACACCGATTTGCTGGAAGAGCTTATTCAGGTTGTACTTTGCTTTTTCGACAACCAGCGGATTTGCTGTGAAATATCGTTCCGAGATAGCGTCCCAATAGAGTTCATCCTCGTTCGGATAGGTCTTATCCCAATGTGAACGAGCAATATTCTCTCGTGCCATTTTATCGAGTTCCGGATTCGTCGATCGGATTTCGTCTCGATACTCCTGATACGATTTTCGAAGGGCGACATAAGCCGCAGTCATAGCTGCAATCTGCTTCTGATCCAAACCATGCCCCAACCAAATGCAAGCAATGGTTCCAGTAGCAGATACAGCGGGCTTCCAGAATATCTTTACCGCTTCTTCTGGTGTCGGGTCCATCGAGCACATCGTATAGTCATCGTGTGCTTTCCAACCGAAATATCCCGTTGCGATGACGCCCAATGATGCCGCAAGAGACGAGACGGTTGACCCATTACGCTTTAACCATCGCTGTGCCAGACGAATCTCCTTTTTCCAATTGAATTTCATTGCGCTTTACTCCTTTCAAAAATAAAGAGAAGAGGCCTTACTTGGCCTCATCCTCTTCGGATTCCTCATAAATATAACCACAGGACTCTTCGAAGCTCTTCATGTAATCGGGATTTTTCGAACAAAGCAACTTGATAAACAACATGCCCCAAGCGCAGCCGATCAATAAACCGATTATCATGCCAAGAATCATCTCCATATCGAATACCTCCAAATATGATTTAGATTTCTCCGTAAAACGACTTGTAATTTTGGCGTGATAAAGAGAAGAGGCCTTACTTGGCCTCGTCCTCCTTTTTGGACTTGATAAGAAACACATGCTCATAGCCGGCAAACTTCACAACACGCTTAGCATAGTCTTCATCCACCCGCATGCAATACTGCTCGAGTGCCGCATAAGCAATCGCACCAGTAAGCAAACCGGTCACAAAACCAAGAAACGTTTTCATAAATATTACCTCCATAAATTAATGTGGACTTATGTCCATAATAGAAGCTGTTTATTTTGCGCGTCAATTACTTCGTAACAGTCGAAAGGAAAGAGGCCTTGTTAGGACCTCTTTTTCCTTTTGAACAGTGCGTAGAAAATCGCGATACACACGATTAAATCTCCTGCGATGAGCATAAACACCGTTCCGCCAGTCAAGACGATTAACGCCGTGACCACCGCCAATGCAATGATACCGCAGAGTAAAATTGTGAATAGGATCATTCATATCACCTCCATAAAGTAGATTGTAAATTTCGCGTACTCCAATCTCTTCGAGACAGGACAAAAAGAGAAGCCCTTGTTAGAGCTCCTCCTTTTTGCTTTCTCCACACTCCAATTCAATGCTGATGAACAACATGAATATAGCAGCGAAGAACATACCGACAACTTGATACCAAGTTAACACGCTAATGCTTGTTGCGACAAGAGCCATTAACGAGACTACCATTAGTTCGATAAAGTTAATCATCTGACGATACATCATAATTCTCCTTTTATTGATAAACTGTAGTGTTTTGTCTTCCATAATAGTGATTGTATTTTTCGCGTGAACTAATCAATCACACTTCATATAACCGTAAATTAAAGAGAAAAGGGCTTGTTAGGCCCTGTTCTCCAGTTTTTCGAGTTTCTCCAAAATAATGTCTTGCTTGTTAGCAACGCCAACGATGATTCGGCAAAGAAGTTTGTTTTCCTCGATCAGATCAGTCGCCAGACCGTACGAAAGCCTCTTCTCCTCGAATTCCGAGTCAGACATGTGTTCCACGTCATCTCTCTCCTTCGAGCGATTCATAAGCCGATTCGTACGATTACGGACGTCTTCCTCCTTCTCAAATAACATCTTCAAATAATCGTTCGTCATTTCTAATACCTCCATAAAATATAATTTTGGAACTATCTCCATTAAAGGCATTGAAAAAATTGCGCGAAGAAGAAGAGGGCTTGTTAGCCCTCATCCTCAAAGAGATCACTCTCATTATTCTTATGCTTCTTGAACTTGAGTTTGACAATCTCGAACCAGCAGACAATGGTATCCCAGTAATACCAGGTCCACAGCACGGCCTCACAGATCAACGTAATGATCAGTGACCACTTCATGCTCTTCACCATGTCACCTCTGGTATACGGTTTAGCCGCCCATTCACGATACTTCTTCATCATAATTCAATACCTCCATAAAATATAATTTTGGAATTATCTCCATTATAGAAGTTGCAAATTTCGCGCACTCTAATCTCTAGGAGACAGACGAAAAGAGAAAAGAGGTTGTTAACCTCTAATCTCTACGGAAGAAGGATGATATCCATATGCTGCTAATAGAATCGCATTATCGTTAGCCGCTTCAAACATTACGATGTCATCAAATGCCAGATTCGTATAGCGGTAAGTAAACAAGTCATATGTGCTAGTACATTCTTTGTAAATGCCGTCTTTGATACTAATACCAAAACCAAGCATATACAATGCTGTGCCAACCATAATAGTTGCCATTGCTACTGCTATAAGGATCCAAGAAATAATCATTCCAATAATATTCTTATTCGTCTTCATAATAAATACCTCCATAAATTGTATATAAGTATATTCCTTTCTTCCATAATAGTGATTGTATTTTTCGCGTGCTAGTTTGGTTGAAAAAGAAGAGCCCTTGTTGGGCCCCTCCTTAGCACCGATATAGAATCTCATTTCGTAAAAATGTCATGAGTTTATCTGCGTCTTGCCTTGAAAGATTTGTGCATCTCCATTCTTCCTGGCCTTCATCTTTTTGGATTAAGGTTCGAAGTTGGACCTTACCACGTCCTAATGACACGACATATAAACTATCATTGATCTTATACGTTTCATTCATTTATATCACCTCCATTAAGGAGACTGTTTATTTCGCGTACCCAAATCCCTTCAAGACAGGAGAAAAAGAAAAGTGTATGTTGTCTTCGCGATCTCTCACCTCACTCGGGGAAACTCATCAAAAAAAGAAAAGAGAGGGGAAACGTCGCGAATGGCGCAACCCCTCTTTTTCTTTGCCCTATCTCATTCGGATAAGACAGTTACGGAGCGAATTAGGCCTCGACCTTCTTCGTGCCACCGTACTCCTCGGTCACCAGCTCGGGCAAACCGCACTCGTTGATCAGGATGTCCGCAACCTGCTGCTTAAGCTTGTTGGGGACCTGCTCAAACTCGGTCTTGCCGAGAATGACGCGCTGAGCGAAAAGCATAGCCATCATTTCACGATCTCCTTTCTCTAGAAATAAATATAGGTTTAACGCCAAATTGGCGAGAACCTTACGCATAGACAATTCCAGCCATTTCTGCAATGCAGTCCTCGAGGAAGTCATTCTGGTCCGACGCCGCCTTGACCTGCTGCTTGAGGAGATCGTTCTCCGATTCGAGAGCCGTAACACGTTCCTCTGTAGTCGGCGGAGGCGCAGGCGGATTATACGCTGCACCAATCGTAGCACCATCGTAAGACGGCTTTGCTCCGATGGATTCAGCGAATGTTTCATCCGCCACAATGATATTTTGGATGATGTTTTCATCGTTTACAATACAGTAATTCATGATTTAAACCTCCTTTTCAGTGCTTGTAATAATACACAAGTCCACCGGCCAAACCACCGATTATTGTATTATCCATTCCGGATACATTATTACTGCCTTGAGTTCCGGTAAGCATGGTGGCACCACCTGCACCACCGGCGCCGATGGCCGAACCTCGTCCATTACCAGGCGAGAAATAGATTTTACGGGCAGTCCATGCTTCTTGGTTGCTGAACATATAGCAACCGGCTCCTCCTCCACCACCGCCACCAGTCGGAATAGATTCACCATTTAATTCAAATATTTGGCCATCTGAACCAGGCGTTCCATTCGTATACGATGAAGTATAAGTCTCACCCGTATTTATATCTTTTACATTATATACATATGAAGTAGTATTATCCGTCGTGGATATGCATTGGACGACCTTTGCTCCAGAACCACCGTTTCCATTACCTTGTCCTCCAGCAGTCGGTTCATATGTTTTTATGTATCCTTTATGAGCATGTCCATCTACTACAATCTCTTTAGAAGATGGACTTTCTACATAACTACCGCCACCTCCACCAGTAACACTTTTCAAAACGGTAGTACCTAACAGAAGCTGCGAATTACCTCCAGAAGAACCCTGAGTGGGTTTACGTTCGTCAATTGTGCTATAAGGATTTGGCGGCGGTTCTGGACCACCAGCCCCAATAATAATATCGATATCGGCATTTGGAGCAAATTGCAAGGTATCCTTTACTGCATTACCGCCACCGCCGCCAGATCCTCCAGCAGATGGTGCACTATATATACCAGCACTTTGAAGACTGTAACCACCAGATCCTCCACCGGCAACCAACACATATTCAATGCCCGTACAAAGAGCAGAAACATTGGTGGGCAATTTTCCAGAAGATCGAACCGTTTTATTAGCTCGATCGTATTCGAGAATGATGGTGACATCAGTAATGGTTCCCGTAGAGGTTACCGATACAGTTTTTGCTAATATGTCATCATACTTTTTTTCAACGGTTATACTGACCGTCGTATTCGAACTTTTGCCCATCGCAATACCATCTTTATTAGTGACCAATGATGCGTTTGGAATTGCGCTAAGGCCGCTAATTGTAAATCCAATAGCAGGAGTATTATTCGGATACTTAACGGTAACGCGATATGCTCGTGAATCCGTTCCGACAACCAATGCCATAAACGCATCATCCGGAATCGCACTGTCAGGAAGACTTAGAAGTTGTTTTGTATAGCTCTTCAGCGTGTTATTCCAGTTTTTCTGAATTTGTGTTTTATTCGCATCAATCTGTCTCTGAAGATTGGCGACGACGTTGTTGGAGAGCTGAGCCTTGAGATTATCGAACCACTCATCGAATTCCCCATTCCACTGGTTGAAGAGGTCGTCAATGGCGGTTGTTGCAATGATACCGGTGACAAACGGGCAAGCCGAGGTGCCGACAGCGTTCTCAATCGCACTCGCGGCGATCTGGGTCACGCCAGGCGCCACAGTCACCCATGCCAGAGGATGCTGATGGACTTTCTCGCTATTCGTCAGGGTCGGCTTCACAGGAGAGGATGCCACAGTACCCTGAACAACACGGAGCTTATTGAGACGAACACTGTCAGAGTGATTGGTCTCAAGCACGATCGCATCGATACGGCTGAGCGTCACGTCCGAAGCAGCGATGGCCAAGGGATAAGCCGCGTCGTTCACATTCCACGTATGGTCAAACCATGCCTTGCCAGTACCGACCAGCACCTGCATACCCGTGCCGGCAGAGACGGCCATATGGTCGCCAATCGTGGTGAATACACCGTCAGCGATGATGCCATCGAAGATAGCAGACATCTGTTCGGCGTTGTATTTTCGATCACCATTTTCGGAGTTAAAGAATCCGCATGTGAATGCCATTTTGATTCCTCCTATATTAGACTTCGGCGGTGAAGGTAGGAGTCATACTCTCACCAGATGTATCTTCCGAGAATACAATCTCAGAAACACGGGCCTTACCAGATTGTCCGTATTCGTTCTGAACCTGGACAAGATCTCCAATGGTAAAGTCTCGTTTGTAGATGAACTGAAGTCGAGCTTCCACTTCGCCTTCAAAAGACTGAGTGATACTCGTCTTAGCTAGTTCCTCTCGTCCCTTCTGCTGCATTTCGGCAAGCATATTGGCCGTTGCCTGCTGTTGCCGTTCAGCAATCGCCGCGGCTTTCTCTTCTTCAGTGAGGTCCTCATCATGCTCAATGTCATAGGTATCGACATCATCGCTTGCACCAGAATCGTCCGTAAACACTTCACGGCGCTCCAAACCGGTGCCATAGTTCTCACCGGTCACCTCAGTCGTTTTACGAGCAGAACCCTCACCAGAGCCGCCGATCAGAGTAGCATTCTTCAGGGCCTTCTTCGACTCGATGTAGTTGCTGGATAAGAAGTTATCGAAACTCGGAGAAAAGACAACATAGGGATTCTTTGTCTGACTGTATGCGCGATCCTCGCCAGCATACAGCTCGAATATCATTTGTTTCGTCGAGAAATCAGGTAAAATCCGGAATCCAATCTTCTTCTCTTCGCAAATCCCATAAATTGCCTCATAGAGATTGTCGCCGAAATACTGCGTGTCGACCGTAAGGGTCGTGATGCGCGTATCGGTAGTTTCACGGAATACCAGATTCGGGATTTTCCGGTCAGCATTACTCGGAGAGATCGCATTTTGATTTAAGAGATTCCGGATCGACTTCTGGAGATTACCATAGCACTGACGATAACCCCAGATGATACGACGCTCGAGAATGGACTCCAGAGAACGGCCGGTAACCGTTAGGAAATTTCCGTCCTCGACATCCACCTTGGTCTCGATGGTCTCGATGACCATCAGTCGATCGGATTTCTCCCGACACCAAAGGTAGTAGTCCTGCTTGAACTCCTTCCCAATTGACATGTCTGCCGGTACATAGACCTCGAAGTCGCCATAGCCAAGGAATCGATCCGTCCAAATGAACGACTGGAAGGCATCTAAGATAGCAACGACTTCCCAATTCTTATCGAGAATCAATGCATCCATCTTAGATACCTCCATATGCGTTCTTATAGGAGAAGGTAATCAACAGATTTGCTTCCTCCTCCTGGGTGACGAAGTTGAACATATTCACGCCATTGGAGACCTGGAACCAATCGGCATCCATATCAACAGCAGAAATAATGTTCGTCTCCTTACCCTCGCGCAAAAGTCGAGCGTATTTGTTACCCTTTATGGTCGAGATGATAATATCATCGCCAGCATCGAATACCGCACCCGTCAGAGCCTTGATTTGAGCATCAAATATCTTAAAGTGTTCTCTGGTATCGACATTGTAGAGGGTAATATCTCCTGATTTGGTCAGTGCATGAATCGTAATGACAACACCCGTGTCCATATCACCGACATAGTTCAGAACTGCTCTCGGATCGTCCACTAGTCTACCCATTTCGAGAAGATTCTCGGTAAGAGACTCATTGGAGAATGGGAATTCAAATAGCGGTTCGACATTGGTATAGACCTTCTCACTACCGCCAACCTCGTAGAAATAAGGATCCGGACAGATGATACTGATTTGCGTCGACTCCTCAGAGGAGAATATATTCGGCTCGTTGGACTCCACATAACCACTGATCTCTGCCAGGCGGTTGTCTGTCTCAATTTCAAGCGTGATTTGCTTTTTAATCGGGAAGAACTTATAGGTCTTCTGTCTCGAGTCTTCAATTGTCGGTGCGAACAGCATACCGAGTGTAATGACGATATTACGGTTCTCACAACGAGAAGAAGCATAGAGACTTCCATCAATTGTCGCTAGTTCTGATGTGTTGATATTCGCCTTGGGAGGACCGAGCCCCTCGATGTCCTTAATATAAAGACCCGAGGGGTCCGGGTTCGTGAGCTCCAGACGAAGTGTTTCACCTTTCGGATTGGTTACCGTTAAGGCCTTAATCATAAGCCCACTCCTTCCTTATTGGTAGCTATTTTTCACATTCGAGAAGAGGTTCTTGCTATCGCGATAGATCTCGGCACGGCTCAGAGCCTTCGGGCTGGTGTTGTTCTGCGTGAAGTTGTAGGTCTTGTTCACCGTACTCGATCCGGTAATACCGTTCACAACATCCTTGAATCCACCGGCTACCTGACCGGCAAGAACAGCTGTAAATCCCATCGGAGTCGAACCGATTAGGGAATTCAATGCGCTCACGCCGGATTTCACCTTACTATCGTCGATAACGGGGGTAATAACCGGAGCAGTCTCAATACCGTCTGTAATATCACGGTTAAGGGTCTGGATGCCGATGGAGAGGTTATCCGTGTAGCCGTTAACCACACCACCAGAGACCATATTGATGATATTACCAAGAACACTATTGAGAGCCGCCTGGACATTCCCACCATTGGCGATAATACCATCAGCGATTCGCTCAGATATGATCTCACCGCAAGCAACCCACTGCTCTTCCTTCGACTGCGCCATTTGGAGACCGCCATTGATCGCCTGCCCCGTAGAAGTCGAGACAGCATCGGTCTTCTCAACGATACCCTGTGCAAATGTGGTAGACATTGTCTGACCGTATTTGAGGAATGTCGGGGTAAGACTACCGAGGACATCATCTGCACTATTGGTGTAGGACTGTCTAGCGGCCTCAAGCGCAGCATCTGCAGCCTTCGTCGCCTCGCTTGCGGTGGTCGTCAGGAGATTGTACGGATCGTAACCGGTATCTTTTGCTGCAACGCGATTGATCTGCTCCAAAGCAAACCCCTGTTCGAGGAGCATGTCTTTGTATTCGACCATCCAGTTGGCATAAGCAACCATACGATCTTTCTCACTCGTCGTGACCTGCTCTTGGTTGGATTTGACTTCCTGAGCCTTCTCGGCGAGAGTTATTTGGGCATTGAGGAGCCTGTTGTAGGCATCCAGAGCATTCTTCGACTCACTGCCGTATGCCTTAACGGTTGCCGCATACTCTTCCTCAGCCTTGCCAAGCTGCTGCGTTAGATTGTTAAGCTCCTTAACCTTAAGGGCTTCGTCCACAGCAGTCTTATCGGCATCAGTAGCGGTACCACCGAAGAGAGTTGTCCAGACTTTCTGCTCAAGACCATAGCTCGTGAGTCGAGTACCGAGTTTATTGAGCTCGGACTGAAGACCCTCGATATAAGATGCACCAGCAGACTTACCGGCCCTACCAGCTTTTGCAGTGGTCTCTTCAGAAGCTTCATCAATCGCCGTTCCGGTTCGATGGAATGCATCGTAAGTTTCTTTCACGATATCATCATAACCATCACCGACTATCTCTTTGAGTTCGCCCATAGATGCACGATTGGCCGCATTCAGTACAAACAGACGTTTGTTCTCGGCACTCGCGATCGAGACATTGAATTTGTTGTAGACCTCCTGAAGTTCCTCGTAAGTGATCTGACCACTCTTCAGCATCTCATTTGCAAGGTTTCGAGCCGCAAGGAGAACGGTCTTCTTGCTACCATCAAGACCATAACGGACGCCCATATCGTAATACTTGCCGATCAACTCACCCTGTCCGGAAGGAGAATGAATATCAAGCTCATCACGAACGGTACGATCGATGGCTTTCGCAACATCACGAGCAGCACCGGTAAGAGAATTAACGGTAGGCACATCCATAAGACCCTTACGGATACCCCTGAGGTAGTTCATACCGATGTCTTTGTACTCGGCCGTACGATTCGAGAACTGAGTGAAGAGATTGTTGGCAATATTGGTCGCCACGGCATAAATACCGGACTCAATATCTCTCATTCTCTGCTGAACGGTCGTTAAAACATCGGCATTTTGAATGGACTTGACGAGATTGGCAAGTGCTTCATTCGCAGCGTTCATCGCATCTGTGTTGACTTCAGCAACGACACCGGAATATTGAACCAGTGCCTCGCCCATGTCCTTAAGCTGCTTGGCGAAATTGCTGAGCGAACCCTTGCTACGACCAGCACCCGTATTCGGGACTTGATTGACCGCAACGGCAAGATTTGCGATGATGTTACTCGTCTTCATGGCGATCTCACTACTATTGACCGGGGCACCAGCCATAATAGTCAAGAAATCGATCATGTTCGGAGCCGCCAAAGCAAGCTCTGCCGCAAACAAAGAGATTAGGTTCTCACCGGTGAAGAACGCTTTAAACGCAGAATATTTCGGCGTGACGGCGACGGCAGTTGCCATTGTTGTGACAATGTCAGATACCATGTCAACTAGCGTCTTACTATCTGCGGGGAGACCCTCACTCTTAGTCAAGAAGCTCTTAATGTGCGGTGCGGCCAAATCCAGTTCAGCGGCGAATGCGGCAATGAAGGAATTACCAAAGACAGCACCCTTGAGGCCGCCAAATGTCGGAATCTTAGATGCCGCTTCTGCCATACCACCAATTGCATAGATTGCATTCTCGATAGACGACTGATCGATTACGCCAACCTCGGTGTAGAACGTCTTGAGATATGGAGCAGAATCGGCCAATTGCTTCGAGAAGTCAAGCAGGTCACTTCTGCCAATAATCGATGCAAGACCATCTAAGAATTTCGTTCCAGTAAATATCAACATGGCTTCGCCAAGAGATACCATGTTACTGAATACGCTATCCTTCAGACCATTGATTCCCCGGAAGAAGACCGACGCATTCGACCAGAATTCCTTAAGGTCTTTGCCGAACTTCGTAAGGAACGAATCTCTCTCACCGACTACATCGGAAATACCTTTCTTAATACCCCCGATAAAGGATCCAAGAGCAGTACCGATGTATTCCATGAATTTGACGTTGCCCTCCATGATCTTCTTGACGACTTCATTCTCGCCAAAGAAGGCCTGGAATACACCAAACAGAGCGCTCAATGCCGTAACAACCGCCACGACCATACCAATGCCCTTAAGTGCGCCGAGACCCATCTCGCCAAGGGGTGCTGCAACTCGCATCGCTACACTCATGGCGGTGATGATGGTGCCAAGGGCCAAAGCGGCAGTCAGCATTTTGTCCGTATTACCGAGATTCTCGAGAACAGCCAGTGCCCCACCAAGAATCAGAGTAGCAGCGGCCGCAAATCCGGCTCCGATGATAGCATTCTTACCCCATGCCTTGGCAACGCTCAGCATCTTAAGGACAGCAACAAGAGCCGTTGCAGATGCGAGAATATCAAGGATGACCTCTTCGCGACTTGCATCGCCAAACCAGACAGCGAACAAGCTCTTCAGAGCATCTCGGATTTGAGGGGCATACGTGCTTAGTCCGTTAATGAGAACGACGATCAGATCACCAAGACTTGCAATCAACGAGGGCGCATACTCGAGAAGTTGCTTCATGGCCTCGTCGAACATAACGATAAGACCCTCCACAACAGCCGGAGCGCCTCTCTTGAGAACGTGTCCGATGGTGATAAGAATATCGGTCAAGCCTTCCTCGATAACGGGAAGCATGACCTTGACTGCCTGGAAGAATGCCGCGATAGCAGCAACAATAGCCGCTACACCAGCCGCACCAATCGCGGATAAGGTGCCTAAAAGGACGGACAAGGCGGCAACGGCAGCGCCTACACCAAGTGCAGCAAGACCGAATGCCAGCATAGATTTCTCCAGACCAGCGAACGTCTTAGCCAGAATGCCTAATCCGAATGCCGAACCAAGCATAATGGTGATAGCACCAGCAAGAGTTAAAAGACCTGCTCCAATGGCTGGGAGTTTAAGGGTAGAGAAAGCCTTGATCGGAATAACCAGCATATTGAGTGCGAGTGCAAATGCCAGTATTCCACTTGCTGTTCCAGCAACATTATTATTGCCCATGATCGACAAACTGGCAGTTATTCCGCCCATCAGAAGTCCGATGGATATCAATCCCTGTCGAATCTGTTCGATCGGCAACGCACCAAGAATGCGAAGAGGAACGACCAGCAAGGAGATAGATACGGACAAAGCAAGGAGGCTCTTAGCTAGTCCAGTAAGAGATCCCTGTGTTATTGCCAGCATGCCTTTTCCGGAAATACCAGCAAACCCCTTCATGGCAATGGACATTCCGCTAATTGAAGCGACGACACCAACGAGAAGTTTTGCAATGGTAATCAGACCTTGCTGAAGGTCCTTAGTATCCATCTCTCCAAGAATCTTAATCGGCAATATCAATGCAGACAGTGCAAGTCCAAATGCAATTAGACTTGATGCTACACTTGAAAGCTGACCCGGGACTACCTTCATGACAGCGATAGAACCGGTTATAGCACCGATTCCAATGATCAACGATGCGATTCCCATGCCGAATTCAGCCCAGCTAATTCCATCAAATGCCTGGAACGCGCTTGCGAGGATTCGAATAGCAGTAGCTAAGGATAGGAAGACAAGAGCAAGTTTCATAACCTGCTTCTCGCCAACTTTAGTGGAAAGTGCAACGCCGACCTTTTCCAAAGCTACTAGTATGGCGATAATTGCAAAGGTCGCTTTGGCAAACACCCATGTATCCTTTGCTGATTCCGTTAACTTAGCCAATGCACCAGCCAGAATCGAAATAGCAACGGACATACTGATCAGAGCACCGGACAATGTAAGAAGCTCTGCCTTACCAGCAGTCATCTTCTTACCGCTCATAATACCAAGAATGGCAGTCAGTTCGCCAAAGAGCAATGCGACGGCCGCAAGAGACTTACCCATATTTTCGGGTTTTACACGGGAAATCAAGAACAAAGAAGCCGCTAAGATACCAACAGAGATGGCAATCGACTTGAGAACTTCAGCATTGACTTTGTTCTGGAAAGCCTTTAGCGTATCGCCAGCTGTATTGAGAACATTGGTGAGTGCCTTAGCAACACCGGCCCAATTGGTTTTCATTGCGGCAAATGCCTTAGCAATCTTCTTTATCTGCTCATAGAGACCGAAAAGAAGCGTTGTACCAATCGCATCGGTTAAGGTGACACCTTCAAAAATCGATTTGATGCGATCACCAATGGGCTTCAATGTAGTCGCGATGGATTTTGCAAATGACCCGATAGTCGAAGCAGCACTGGATGCCCAGCCCTTCAGCTGAGACACCCACGCTGATGCCTTACCGAATGCATTCTTTCCGGATTCACCAATGGTGTCAAATACCTTAGCGATCTGCTCACCAATCGGAGGAATCTCGGCAAGAGACGTTGTAACATTGTTGATGTCAAGGACATTGATTCCCGTAAAAGCAGAAATGCTCGTGGAAAGCATTCCTCCAAGGAACATGAACGCCCCACCAACGGCTTCTACTGCACTCTTTAATGTAGCAAATATACCTTCGATCACTCGCGATTCATCAACCATCTTAACAAGATTCGTTAACAAACCGCCAATGGTCGCAGAGAAGGAAAGAAGATAACTTGTAAGCGGAGCAGCCTGCGTTATAATCTTTCCGACTAACCCCAGAACGAGTTTAATTGGGGTAATCATTAACTTAACAATCGATGCGAGACCGGATGCTACTTGTTTCACTTTCGCCAGCGTATCTTCGCTGAAGTCCCGGAATCGGAATGTAAGGTCTGCTAACTGTTGACCCGTCTTAGCGGGGAATATCTCGCTAAATCCCTCTCGAATAGCCTCAATGACGCTCAAGAGCGATTTGAAAATATTTGTTAAGCCTTCCCACAAAGCAGACTGACCACCAAGCTCAACCCACTCTTTCAGGATGCTATTTCGTTCCTGCGCCGGAGCAGCAAAGACATCCCACAAATCATTCGCCAGATTTGTCCAGATTTCTTTTGCCTTATCATAACCACCGAAAATATAATCGAACGTGATCATCCAACCAGAACTGACAGCATCCTTAACGGAGTTGATAGCTTCTCCGAATGTCTTTGCTTCCTGAGCAGCCAGTGCCGCACGATAGTAAACCTGCTCAAAGGCTCCATCCAGCATGGCATAAGCTTCACTATAAGTATCGGCCATACCATTTTGAACAAGTTTATAGGCCGCTTCTGTCACTTGAGCAAAGCGACCGAATGCCTGCTCCATAACCTCTCGAGAAGCCCACTTATCGGCAAGCGTGGTCGAGAAGTTACCAATATCAACAAGAGTACCTTTTGCAGTTCTCCCGTTTTTATCCAAAGTACCGAGGGCTTTACCAACGTCAATGAATGTCTCTTTCAGCTGCTGAGACGCAACGCCGGAAAGTTCGACACTTCGCCAGTCCATAAGAGTCAAGAATCCTTGACCGTAAGACTGGTTTAGGTTGTAGATTGAGCGAGAGAATTCTGCGGCACCTTTACCAGCGAAAGAGGTTGCATTCGCAATACCCTCAATCATCGGAATCAGATGATCAATGTCACCACCACTGGTGACCATTTGACCAAGGGATTGTGCCATTGTCGTGAAGTCATACGATGTCTCATCCGAGAACATCATAAGCTTCTCTAAATATCCATTGATCTCGTCAACAGACTTGCCAGTCGCATTAACGAGCGTCTGAACGTTCGACGTCTTTTGCTCATACTTGTTCCAACCGGATGTGATCTGATCAATTGACAGTGATTTAACCAAAGAAACGCCGGTATCAATTGCTGCATTTGTGATGCGCTGAAGGGCCGTAAATGCGACAACACCCATAGCAGAAAACTTGTCTGCGACTTTGTCGATCTGCTGTGCAAGCCCCTTCATACCGGCCAGATCAGCAGCGTCATCGAGCTTCGCTAAACTCTTAGCCTGTTGATCGACATCAAGGGATCGTTTAAATCGCTCCAGAGACTCGGTCGACTGGGCAATATTCTTCTCAAAATTCGAATTTCGAAATTGAGCTTCGACAATTCTATAGTCAATACTAGTTGCCATCGTCAACTCACTTCCTTCCAGAGCTTAGTAGCCATAGACTCGAACAGGGGTCTTAATGCTGGATTGATATAATCAATGCCTTGCACATAGGAGCCACTTCGAGTCGCATGACCGTATTGTATAAGAATAGCAATAGGAACTCCCTCATTCACGTTATTGTTGACCCAATAAAGCGAAACACCTTGGGAGCTCACCTCGATTTCGTAATCCCATCCGGTAGCGGTTTTACCCGTATCCACCGGTGTAGCATCACGAAGAAGTTCAACCCCCTGCTTGCCATATTCGTTCAGCAGTTGGTAGAGACGCCTTTTCCGGTTTTTATAAAGAAACCCTTCGAAGTTCTTCAAACTGCCGGATTGTTTCATAACGACAAGGGCCATTGCTGTTATCTCCTAGCTAATTTGGCTTCTGCACGTCGACGCGCATTGATGGAACGATACTCATCAGCGGTCTCTCGACGAGACATCTTTTCGGGTTTTCCATTCTTTGCGTTGCACACGTCAATTAATGTTAGAAGCCGGTTCAAATGCCATTTCTCATATTGTGATGGAATATTAAGCGTTACCATCCAATAATAGATGAGCTCCGATGTGATAACATCACGAGAAGTTGATTTCTTACGATGTCTCACAGTGGTAGCTGTCATCGAGTCGTCGATGTACGCCATAACGGTCTTAATATTCTCATTTGTCAAGAATTCGTACGCTTCTTTTGGAACATTCTGGGTGATCGTCATGCAGCGAATATAATCGATCGTCTGCTCACGAGTCATCGGTTCCCTACGAAGAAAGGGAATGTGCCATTTGGCTTCCCATTTCGAAATAGAGACTAGAGAATGTTCAAGTTGGAGCGTTACTTCTTTAGTAAAGCTAAACTCTTGTGTGTCATCGTTGAACACCTCTTGTTCAGGTATCGTCAGCCGAAGCATTCCCTAGCCTCCATTTCAACCATTTTGAATTTACTCCACCGGTTTGGGAGCGTCGGGGATCTTCGGAATGATGTTGTTGATGAACTCGGCCGTCTTATCGGGGTTCATCGCGAGCTCCATGAAAAGCTCAGAATATGCATCGGTCTGAGAGAACTTCTCGCGCATGTCCTCGTTCTTAACGAAACGACGACCGTCGAGAGAACGCTCACCGTAGGAACGAAGGATGATGTCCTTGATGACCGAAACGATGGCCTTACCGTCACGCTCCTTCGTAATTCTCTGAATCATGGCCTGCATCCCACCGGGATACTCGGCTTCCATTTCCACGAGCTCCGCCTTGGACAGATTGAACTCGAAATTCTCCGTAACCGGATTACCGTCGTAATCCGTAAAAGTGATAGGTCTCCTATACATTGTGCTTTCTCCTTTTCAAAAAATAAAAATGATAGGAGGAGCCCCCGTAAAGAGGCCCCTCCGTAAAGATAGATTTAGCCGCCAGCCTTAAGAAGCGTGATAACCTCATCCGGCATCAGCAGCTTCGGGGCCACACCATCATCGCCACCAGTCGTAGTGGGATCCTTACCGAACAGAACATCCTCGAGAGCAGCGAGCTTCTGCCGATCGATCTTGGTGGAGTCGATCACGATGGACGCAGTGGGCTTATAGCCAGTCACATTCACCGGGGTGGTGGTGACCGTCCAGCTCAGGGTGGTAGCCTCGGGGCTGTCGTTGACCGTCTGGTGGTTGCGCTCAGAGGGAGACGCCTGGCAGCCATAGCAGATGTGCAGCTTATAGCCATGATCCTGGCCGTCGGTGTCATTGCCGATCAGAGAACGATACACGAAGCCGAACATCTTACGCTTCTGCTGGCCGATCGTCATACCGGCGACCGGACTTGCCAGACCATCGCACTGGTCGAATTCCTCGGGAGAATAGTAGGCCTCGATGGTATAGCCGTACTCTTCCGCAGAGATCATGTTGAGATACTTGATGTTGTCCGCATACAGAGCGGTGGACTCAGCACCGGAAGGAGATTCGTTGACCGCAGTCACACCGTTCCAAGCGATGCCCTCGCCATAGGTATTGTTGTCACCCATAACGTACAGAACGCCATGGTCCACGCCGGTTTCAAACAGGCGCTCGCCAACAGCATCCCAGATAAGACGCTTCTTAGCCATAGGATGTGATCCTCCTTAGAAATATATGGTGAACAAGTCATGATTGAGCCGATCCTGCGTGTAATGTCGAACGAATCGAGTCCTGGGAATATTCGATACTTTATCGACGACAATACTGTCGGGATTTGGATCAATCACGGTGACAGCATAGACATATTCCTGCTTATAAATGCTATTGTCCGCATGGCCATTACTGATCTCATCACGGTTATAGACAATAGCAGGATACGTCATTTGCTTGTTCTCAGGCCTCTGGTAATAAACCTGATCGGACCCAAGAAGCTTTCGAAGGAGTTCATGAAACTTCCGCCTATTGGTTTCCATTCGAGTCATTATATACTCCTCCTAACACAAGGGTGAGGCGGGGGTAGGCCTCTTTGACCATACGCACCCGCCATTTTGTTCCCATGTATGTTGCATAACGGATCGAGTGGAAGTTCTTTTTGGCATAGGGATCAGCAATGATACTTAGATCATTCGCAATCACCAAATCGTCATTCAGACCTTCCTGAGATTGAAGCTTCGCGGTGTTCGACACCCAATCGCCGAAGTGCTGACGTTCAACGATCTTCTCGATCCATACGCCTGGGCTCTCTTCGACCATTGTTGCATAGCCGATTTTCCCACAAAACTTCGCCATTTTGAATTAGCCGCCGGCCTTGACCGCGTAGGACTCGATGGTGATGGCGCTGTAGGGCTTAGTGAGAGCGCCGGAGCAACGGGTCTCCATCAGGTACTTCTGCTGGTTGTAGTCGATATCGAAATCGTCAAACATAGAGACCGCGCCACCCTTGTCGGCACCGACGGTGTAGTCGGTCAGGTTGACGATGATGCCCATCAGGCTGTGAATGTAAGCCTTGGAATCGGCCTCGTGGGTCACCTCACGGGTCAGACCCTCCATGACGGGAACGGTAACGATCTTGCTCACGCGCAGAGCGGTACGAAGCTCTTCCTCGGTCTTGTACAGACGATGGCCGATGCCGTCCTCGAGAAGAAGCATGTTGGTGAGCATCTCTTCGGTGGTGTAGAGAGCGGGATTGCCGCTGCCCTTGTAGTCCTTGCGGGACTTGATGCACTGACGGATGAACTCCTTGGCCAGCTTGTCGTCGTCATTGTAGGTAACGGAGTCGATACCGACCTTGATGGTGTACAGGTCCGCATCGGTCCAGATCGGGCGGATGTTGTCTTCCTTGATCTTGTCGTCAGAAGCGGTGGAACGGCCATCGGACACCAGGATCGCACGGGCGATTTCCTCATTGAGCATCATACGCATCTCGCTCTTGAGCCAGGCGACGACGTCGAAGTCGACGATATCGATGATGTCATCGCGATCGAGCTTCTGCTTCTTGTAGATGGTCTGAGGCGTGGTGGAACGCTTGAGCAGGGTGAAGACCTCTTCCTTCTTCAGCTTACCCTTCAGGTAACCCTTGGCGCGGGCCTCGTCGGCAGTGATGTCAGCGAACACAGACTTGATGCGGGAGAACGGAACATGGTGGACACCGGACATAACGCCGGAGACCCAGGTCATGTCGCGCTGGATGAACTGAGGCTGACGGGTGACATTGCGATCGTCGGGGAACAGATACTCGATGTTCTCGATGCCGTAATCGGCATGCATCAGAGCGTCAGACAGACCCTCCATGTCGTCCATATGAGCCAGAACGGCTTCCTTCAGGGAGCTGCAGGCTTTAGCTTCCTTCGCAAGAAGAGCGAAGTTCTCACGAGTGAGCTGAGCGGTCTTGTTCGCACCGCTCTCAAAGGCGTTGTGAGCCATAGTGGGATCCTCCTTATTTTCTTCTCTGGCTGTTGCAACCAGATAATACATAACGTTTTTCTGCTTCTCGTTCATAGTGTTAATGATATCCCGAATGGTCTCTTTGGAACCATCGGCATGCTGAAGTTCAGGATTCGTAATGGGATTTTCCTCCCCATTTTGATTTGCCTGAGTCGGATCAGATTCCGGCTCACTTTCGTTGGTTGGATTTCCTTCCGGATTCTCTTCAGCTGGCGTCGGATCAGATTCCGGCTCACTTTCGTTGGCTGGATTTCCTTCCGGATTCTCCTCGGCCGGCGTATTTTCCGGTTCCTGTTCCTCGAAGTCATCATCGCCATGACAAATGATCGGCTCCTGGGGGTAGATGCGAGCTTCGTACTCGGCATCTTCACCATGTGCCAGATCCATGTCCTCGATAAATGCCTTGGGGTTCGCACCCGCCAGAACAAGACTGACTTCACGGATCATACCGTGCATAACGTCGTGGCCCTTCTGCTTCAGCTGATTGGCAAGAATCGACAGAGAGGTGACGTCACCATGAGAGACAAGCTCTTTGCACATGTTGCCGAATTTGGTGTTATTGAACAGACCATAGCAATACACGCCATCAGGCTTATTGACCAAGGTGGCCTTACCGATAACAGCACTCGGGGTGTCATGACGATGGTTCCAGATGAGTGGAACAACAGCACCGTTCTGATGCGCGAACGCGTTCTCACGAATTACTCGACCATCTGTGCACAGAAGATTGTTCTTGGACGCCCAGCCCTGAAAATCGGAATTACCAGGACCCGGACGAACGTGATCAATATCGGGCATTATGTTTATCCTCCTTCTTTAGAATTTTTGACCGATACGGTTTGGTCCGCTTTGCTTGGGACCGTAGGGGTTTGCTGATCCACTTTAGACTGTGACAAGTTCTTGTTACGGAGCTCGTCTGCCTTCGGATCCTTAGACGGCTTCATACCGATAACCTGACGGATCTCATTGGAGGTAAGAATCTCATTACGAGTAAACTTATCTGCAATTTCGGCAATCTGGCTAACCGGTACGAGTTTAAAGGGATCTCTAAAGAAGGAGATCGATTCCATCTTCTTTCGCTGAGATGTCGTAAGGAATTTACGATAGAGCTCATCGGTAAGCGCAGAAGCACATGGCTCCACAGAGCGGTTGTTGTAGTTCAGCATCGTCGATTCATCTGCGGTTCCGTCCAATACACTCTGAGTGATACCTAACTGGGCGTATACCATACTCGTAAGGTATTCAATCTGAGTCATGAGGTTGTTTTCTACAGCACGATTCAACTGCGTGATCTTCTCCGTACCGTCTGTGTAGGCAATGCCATACTTCGAACCCATGAGCTGTTCCTCAATCTGTTTTCGACGAGATTCAGCCTGGGTCTTACGGGCTTCTGTCTTAATGACATAGGGGAGTTGTATAATCAGATCGAGTTTACCACTAGCAGACTGTTCGTCAATGGCATCAAGCAAGTTAAGCTTATGCACAAGACGCTTCATCATGCTGTTGGGCTCGTTGATTATCGCATAGAAGGGATTTTGAACAATGCCGACATTGGCTTTATCGAATGTAACGTTCTCGAACTGACCGGTACGATCGTTATAGCAACGAACCAATACCTGTCTTGGACGCCATTCGATGATTTCACCAATGCGCATCGTATAGTAGCGTGTGACAATGTCACCCTCTTGATCCGGTTCCTGGTCTGTATCAATTGGACAAATGGCAATCGTACCCCAGTCGAACATGCTTAGGATTGCATCCTGTACAAATGCTCGAGAGGTCTGATCAATATTCGCTTCGACTTCAAGACAATGATTCAGATCATCGTCAATCTTCTTAACAAATCGACCATTTTCATCCAATTGAACATGAAGGTAATCCAACGCAGCAACATCCATCGCAATACGATTGTAAATCGCGGTTACGATTGTTTTTTCATTACCACGGGACAGAATCACCCGATCCGGACGAGATGAACTGATCATCTGACCTGCCGGAACATAACGATCCCAGTCAGAATCTGAGAATGCATTCCACGCACGCTTCACTTTGCTGAAGAGCGTTTCTGCCATACGGTCACCTCATTAATCAAAAGCTTCGATATTCAACTTGTAAGCAACGAATGCGTCCATCATTGCAGAAACAGCATCGATCTTTTGATCGTAGCGCTTCTTATGAAGCTTTCGATTGCCATTAGTATCCTCGATCACGATGCAGTTACCCATCGTAAAGGACATAAGTTCCTCATCAAAGAGAAGCATCCTCTCTTCCGAGAGTTTCTTCAACTCACCCAGAGGAACAGATTCGGTTTTCGCACCCTGTATAACTTTCTCGATACCGAACGGACCATTTTCTGAAATCCATTTCTCAATAAATTCTTTAGCATTATACGGGTCAAATCCAACGCATCTGATATCGTATTGTGCCTCAGCGATAAATCGATCAAGATCATCATACACGACCATCATGTTCAGATTTACACCTTCGAGAACAATCAGACTACCTTCTCGAATAAAGTCGCAGTACTTCTGATACATTGCCGGAGGCAATTTATTAAGCGTAGTCGACGAAATATAATTTCGAGTCTTCACACCAAACGTTCCATTCGGTAAAGGAAATAGGAACGTAAATGCACAGAAGTCGTCGCCCTGAGAAAGGTCCATGCCAAGCGAACAAGGCATTTTCCAAAACTCGCGATGCTTATGGGGAATGGTCTCTTCATAGGGGAAGAAGTAGGTATAACCCTCCATTGGAATACCGAAACGCTTTGCAAGAATATCATTGCGTGCGGCAGGAGCCTTTTCTGCTCTCTCCACATCCAATTGATACACTTCATAGGTAACGGTCTTTCCAAGGTTTGGATTTGCCTTCATCCACATGGAAGGATCTGCAACTTCATCGATGTTATCGAGCTTGTACCACCAAATGGAGACATGCGGGTTGCGATACTCTCCTCTTAGGATGCTTTCCAGCTCCATTTTGATTGTATCACCACTACCGTTTCGAACTGTTCCTTCGGAACTTGTGGCTAAGATGAGATAATCGTCAATCTTAGATGCACCCTGCTCTATAGCGCCAATAACATCCTCTCGAATGTCACCAGAAAGCCATTCATCAATACTCGCATACTTGCATCGTAAGCCCTGAAGCTTTGCAATACTCATAGGACGAATCTCGAGCAAAGACCCGGTCAGGAAATTCTCAATACCCTTCTTGGTGGAGGTCAACTTCACGCGATTGGCTTTCGATCCAGTTGTATTCTGGAGTGAGCCATCTGTTAGAAATTGGAATAGCGGACCTCTCGAACGAGTAATGGCAGTTCGAATTGGAGATAGAACCTCATCGGCCTGCTTCATGGTCGGAGCAGTCGTAATTTGGTGGGTGGTCGTCGTGTCGATGCAAAGCCCATAACTCTGTATACATGCATCATATAGTGATTTCGCAGCGCCTCGACCAACGATCAAGTACTGCTTATTGCGAAGCCTTTTCTTAACTCGCTTTCGAACAAAACGAACACCGCGACCATCCGGACTGGGAACCGGTATACTCTTTTCCGTAAAGTAAAACCAACCAAAGACATCCTCAGCCCAAAGTTTAAATGAGTCAAGAAGGTCTAAGTCTCCGCCATCAGTCAGGGTTAGCTCATTTTCGCAGAAAGCAAGAAAGCCCTCCACGGCTTCGTCGTCATAGTAGCATCCCGGATCATCGATCAGATCATCGATGAGGTTCATCTGCAACGAAACTTCTCGATTTACCGGTATTTCTCCTCTAACTACAGCATCACGGAACATACCGTAATACCGTGGTACCGCTATGTTCGATAATGCCATTTAGGTCACCTACTTATTCTTGGCCTCTTTTTCCTTGTCGGTTACCTTTGCATTGACCACATTGTCGCCAAGCATCTTATTGACACCTTTTGCCATTGCGTACTTAGCAATTTGGGTAAGGGTATCCTGGGCAGCATTTTCCAACGCTTTCCCGACCATCTCCTTACCCTTGGTAACTGCCGATTTCTTCTGAGGCGTCGCCATAAGCTGATTATACTGCTGTTCCAAACGCTTTCGATTCAGAAATGCGTTCAATTCAGCATCAGTCATCTCACTTACGGACTTCTGTTTCGGTTTCTCTTCAGCTGGCTTGGCTGTAACCTTGGAAGTCGTTTTCTTACGAGTAAAAATCGAATGATGTTTACCCGTAGAATAGCGATTTCGGCCAGCTGTGGTGAGACTACCGTCGGAATTCTGATATCGACGGATGCCCCATCTCATGCCGCGAATTCCATAATGGCAGAGTTCATCACTATAAACAACCATTTTGAATTCTCTCCTTCCTTAAGGATCAACGGCGACATTAATTCGCCATTCGCATTCTTTCATCTGGTCCTTCAAAAGCTGAACAAGAAACGCATTTGTCGGTGGATCGAAGTTGAGTTTCACATAAATATAAATGTATGTCTTGATGTCGGCTAGCTTAACTCGGTCAGAAATACATTCATCCCACGTGTTACTCGAATCGCACACGGTAAAGCTATCAAAACTCGTTACGCCTAATTGGGACAAGAAAGAACCTGCTGTGTTAATCTCCGTAAGAATAGCCTCGTCGAAACAAGTATCATCCTCAGAGACTCCGATCTTTTTCTTGATCGTATTGAGGATGCTATCGATCATATGGATCCTCCTTACGTACGCTTAATGAAGATCTGCATACAGTAACCGTGACCCGAAGGAGTGATAACTTCATACCACTCGGGGTTCGGTTCAGAAACGATCTCAACAGTCGTATCCTTCTGGATTACATAAAGGACTCGATCGTTGACACTCGGACCCTTACGAATGTTGAGGAGGTCGGTACCGACCACGACACCCTGACCAGCCTTAACTTCTTCAGTCTGGACTTCCGGTGTTTTTGCCTTCTTAGCCATATTTCCTCCTAATGCTTCCAAGGGCAAGTATCGAATAGCGAACGCGGAGTATAGTCCCGAGGGAGTAACTTCGCATCACCATAATGAATTGCCCGGTGTGTATTGTCAGAACAGCATATGAGATACTCTGGATTGAGTAAGAACTCGCTCGATTGAGCAATGTCATCTACCAGCAAAGGGACCATATGATGAACGATGATTCGTCCGTATATGGGGAACTTTTCAATTCCCAGATCACAGCACTCACGGCCTATCGTATCACGTAGGATAACTTCTCTTCGTACTCGTTTCCATTCTTCAGAATTGTAAAATGTCTGATTAATCCATCGATCATAACCGAAGGTATCTTCTCCAACATTTCCACCAATTCGAAGATACTCATATCGTTCAACCAAGGTGGGCAAAGTGATTAGTTCGGAATAGCATTTAATATTCCGGCTCATCGTCTTCGCTCCCCTGTCCACTATAGGTTTTAAATGCCTTGATTGCACTTTTGAAGAGCTCCTCCTGACTCTTCATCGATGTAATCGCCTCGGCCTTCGCGTCCATCAACTTTTTCTGAGTTTCAAGAAGTTCAAGTTCCTTCTGCTCCTTAGTAGAAGCCAACTTCAGATAATGAGTGATGACTTGCGACGACGCAGTGCCCTCTCTTAACTGTTTTTCAGCAAGATCCATGGCAAGAGCAATCATATGCTTCTCTTGAGCTTCTTCCGTCAACGGCGGTTTACGACTGATAGCCATGTCTCACGGTCTCCTTTCTGCCATTTTGAATTTTACAGGAACTTGATAGCGTAAAGCTGCTTCAGAGATGTGTTGATTTTGTTATTGTGGGCATTGATTGCCGCAACATGGCCGCCATCAAGCATGATAGCAAAGTCAAACATCATCTTAGATTTGCAAAGAGTATTGATCTGGCTTGCCGTCATATTGGGACAGTACAAGCCATACATCATACCATTACGATATCCGAGAACTGTATGATTCGTCTTGCGCAGAACATCGCTAAAGACTCCAGTGAAACCCTCGACTTTCGGATTGTAGAAATCCATCAGCCCCATTCCACCAACCGCCCAGACAACGTCATAAAGCGGCAGATCGTCACTCACCGTTTTGACACGTTTAATCTTTACCTCGCCAGTACTACGAAGCTTATAGATAACGCTTTCCGGCTTATCGAGGGAAACATAATGGCAGGCAGACCAGCAAACGACTTCTCCATTTCGGATGAGAACGCTACAGGGAGCAACACCACCATTAAAACTACCACTAATGCAATCAAGCGGAAGCGCACTATTGGGGTTAAACGGATCGATGTCTTTTGCAATGATTGCGGGGCAACCATACAGCTTTACATTTAGCGGGAAGCATTTTGCGTTAAGCTTAATGGCAATATCAGACATAGTCTGGTTGCCAATTACACCATTCGCAAGCGCGCCAGTAGCGGTTTGGATTGCTTTGATCATCCGCTTTTCGTCGGATGTAGCACCAGTTATTTCCTTCATAGAAACATCAACCTCATATTTCGGCATATTAGGCGGATATTTTCCAGCCTTAATCATACTACTGCTATACTTTTTGTTGTCGTCCCACTGAAAATGAGTTCGATCAACAAAGCTTTTCCAGTCCCCGCCCCAACTAAAGCCAATCTTTTTTCCGATTGCCGATGCTTTCTTGAAGAACTCAGCATCATCGTATTCATGGCCTTTTACATTCTTGCAGATGTCGAACGCTAATCCGGCTTCGACAGAATGAAACGTTGGAACGGTCGCTGTCTTGGCGGCCCAACCTTGAGAAACACAGTATTCCTGATATGCCTTATCGCGAACCGTTTCGGTAATAAGAACATTCAGACCAGCTTCCTTACAAAGATCCAAAAATATCTTAGCGTTTGCCCGAACGTCTTCGCGTAGATACTTCACATCCCGAGAATGAAACATCGTTATACTTTCTTTTGGTTGGTTTTTGTTTTTTTCACGTTGGACGTCGAAATCCCAATCAAGCTACCAAGGAACAGTTGAATCGCACTCAACGTTACGGTAATCTGTTCTACATTACCCCAGCCCCAAACCGGAGCAAGAGATGCATATAGAGCAGAGCAAGCCGGAAGTACGATCATGACAACCCATTTGAGAATGTCATATACTTTGTCACTCATCTCGAACTTCATGTCGTTTCCTCCTTACTTACGTTTTTGATTTTGATTGACAATGTGGTGTGCAGAAGTATTTAAATAGTCCTCCATCTCCTTGATAGAGGACTGTTTCGCCTTCTCATCATCTTTCAATGACGCCAGAATACCTCTACATATGATCGCCATCTCTTTCCGAGTCGCAGCCATATCTTCATCATGATGTCGTCGCAAATCGGCAATGTCACGAGAATGGGCTTCTTCTAAACGAGTAATTCGTTCGTCTTGTTCCCGATCATATTCCAATTTGTGGACAACTCGAGTGATGTAATTCCATACGACTGCACCTGCACCAAGGACGGCTGCGAATGAAACTATGGTTTGCCAGGAAATAGTTACAGGCATACACTTCACCCTTTCTATTTTAGAGTTGAGCACTTAATAGAACTCGTAATCGTGGCCATACCACGAATTCTAGTCAATGCTCAAAACTAAAAATAGAAGGGAGGGGCCCATAATGGACCCCAAACCCCTCAACACAACTCACGCAAGGCGCGTGACATTAAGGCAAACACGACTGACCGTGCCATCAACACCACTGATTTGCACAGTGATCTCGGGATGGATCACCCGGCAAGCCTCGCCTTCAAACGCCGGGGCAATGGCGTCGAGCATGTACAGTACTCCGCTGTTGACGTTCATCGTACGCACAGAACAAGGAAGCAAATTGCCGTCCTTATAAAGTGCAACAATGACAACGCCAGCAGTAGAGGGCGTAAATGCAACGGCACCACTAGCCGTATAAAGACCATCCGAAAGAATTCGGATACCCTGGAGACTCGTGGTCAGCGAACAACCCGTCTTCTCCAACTGTCCTCCAGGAGACAGAATGGTACCAGCCGTGACGAATGTCTGGGCCGTGGTGTTGAGCGCTGTTAAAGTAGATTTGCGATAGCAGTTACTTGCCATTTTGAATTCCCTCCTTGCTTGTCAAAGCACTACGAGGTGACTCAGTTGCAACCGCAACCGTTGCAGCCACCGCAGCCATTACAGCCGCAGCCGTAGTTATTGTAGCAGGTATTGGGATTCACACTCGGCTTGGAATAGAAATTACCAAGCTGACCCAGGATATACTGGTTCTGCTCCATATTGCTGATCTGCGTCTTCGCGTCAGACAGCTTGGTACGAAGCTCATCCAGATACTGAGACTGGATCAAATCACGTGTCAGCTGATTCTGCTCAATGATGGTCGTCTTGATGTCGCAGCAGCAAGACTGCATCTCGGCGCCCAGCTGATTGAAGGAAAGCTGGTTAGCATAACGGTTCTCAAGAACCTCCTTCTGGGTCGCGCAATTGCCCGTGAGGACATCACGCTCAACCTGAGAAAGATCATTCGCAACGACCGCGGCGCCATTACCGAAACCGCGATTGCCGAAGAGACCACCGCCATTGAAAGCCAGGAAGAACAGGAAGATCATGACCATTGTCATCCTCGAGAGCCTTCATCATAAGAACATCGCTCAGTTCTGCCATTGTTAGTGTCCTCCTAATAAAAATATTATTTCAACTCAATAGTTGGCCACCCTACTGAGTTAAAACCAATATTAAAACCAATCGGAACCACTTTTGGGCCGCAATTGACTGGAAGCTACCCCACCAATTGCCTGTCGAGCTTCATTCCAGACACTGTCAGGAATGTTAAAGTTACGTAGGCCCATTTTTCTAGCCATTCCATAAACTTGCTGAAGCTCGTCTAACTGCTTTGAACTTATCTTTCCTTCTTGGGCAAACTGCTGAATTGCTTTCGCGGGATCGTCACCCCGCTTGATCATCGTTGACAACATTGCTGCTGTCTCCGGGGATCTCTTTGCCAGGGCGTTTAGTGCCATTCCTTGCGCTTCCTGCGGATTGCTTACCGCGTTCGCAAGTTTCACCAGATCCATTAGACTCATTTAAAGTCATCCTTTCCAAGATCTGACCCATCATCGCCTCTAAGCGATCGAGTCGAGCATCAGAGGATTCCTCTTTGGGCTCATTTTGAGTGGAAAGTTCCTTCGTATAGTCCACAGAGGATTCACTCGAAGGAGTAAAGGATACGGCATCCGAAGAGTTTTGCATAAGAGAGCCAAATGAGTATGGTGTAATATATGTCTGACCATTCTCATACTTCTTAGCCCAGAATCGCTTATTCTTGAAATCGAAGAACAAACGAGGAGTGCCATCCATTGGGACAGAAGCTTGCTCTACTTCACTCGGATCATGCACTTCGCTGTATTCGCCTCTACGGCGATTGGCGAACGTGTCATTCACGATCTGAGCAGGTTCGTTCATTGGCATTCGATTACTCATGTTCTGATACATATTGTTATACTGCTGCATCAGTTGATTCATCTCTTGCTGAATCTGCTCAGGGCTTTTCATCATCCCACAACGATTCCCCATTCCGGGGTTAAACATTGGACCAGGCATTCTCATTCACCTCCAAAAGCAGTTCTTAGAAAGGTTAGAACCTCTCCTGCTCCAGTTAGGAGCTGCTTATAAGCTGGAGACTGAGACTGTTTCGCACGTTCGTGTTTACAATACTTGAGAACGAAAATATCGCCGGTCGTAATGTTACCTGTCTCAGACACCTTGTTAAGTGTCTTGATCATCAGGTCATCTACTTTATCAGCCATACTTACGCTCCTTAAGAGTTGAACATATCCTGAAGGATCTTGTTCTCTTTGGCACGCTTGATCATCTGGCCATGCACGTAATTATAAACCGCGAGCATATCGGCCGGAGGCGCGCCATTCTTGGCCTTATAGTCGTTGATTAATGCAACGACGCGATCATGAAGTTTGTTGTAGTGTTTGGTTTCTTCCAGAGAAAGATCATAGAAAAGCTTCGCTGTCTCTTTATCGCTTTCCTTATACTTAAGGGCGAGATTAGCATATGACTCGCTATCGCTAAGTTCTTCACTAATCTTATCGTTCAGACATTCGATAATTTTCATTGCTGATGTTCCTCCTTCTAAAATTTTTAACAAAGGAGAGGCCCTACAAATATGTAGCTATACTCATAGGACCCCTCCCGTGTACCCAATTGACGGTGCGAAATCAATAGGAGAGATCACCAAACTCAATGAGATTCTCGTTCAAACTTTCATTTGAAAACTGAAACTCAAAGAGAGGGGTGAGAATATACCAACTTCCGTTCATGTCTTGTGCAAACAACGAAATACGGTACTCTCCATCACCGCGAACCAAATAGTCATCATAGATGTCAAAGGATCGCGATGTGTTCGCGGGCGTCTGGGAAAACGAGGCAATGAGCGTCCCGATGCCAACTCCCCAGGATTCGCCGCTCTTCGTCGCTCGACACTCGAAGGACTTATACGGCCCATCTGCCGTGAATGTTACGGTAATGTGGTCATGGCCTTCTACGGACGAAATCTTAGATCCCGTCGTACTGAACGTTAAAGTCGGTACAGCCATAGAGTGTTACCTCCTGGCGATTACGCCACGCTCCAGGTGCCAGCGGCGTTACGGACGAAGACCTTGATGACCTTCTCGCCGTCGCCAGCAGAAGCAACCTCGAGGTCGGCAGCGTTGATGGTGCAGTCGATAGCCTGAGCATCAGGATACTCGCCAGTACCGCTCATATTGGTGGAGCCGTTGTCGGTGCCGATCACGACACCCGCATCCTGCAGGGACGTGGTGGCGGGGACGACCTTGACCTTGTACTCGACGAAGTCGACATCGCAGGTGAAGCTGATCGCAGCAACGTTGAAGGTAGCGACCTTCGAGATCTTGCTCTTGTCGGGGCCAGTGATGGTGACCACAGGAACAGCGGTATCGAGGATGATCTCCTTCGTAACAACAGCGGACTCATTGCCGACATCATCACGAACCTTCAGGTTGACGGTCTTCTTGCCATCGCCGGTGGTGAGAGTAATCTCCTTGGTCGCAGCGAAGTTGACCCAAGCAGCATCGGCTTCGGTAGCGGCGCCATCAACGCCACCCCAGATCTTCATCTGATAGCCGGTAGTCTCAGCATCCTCGCAGCCGATCTTAGCCGTAATGGAAGCCTTGGTGGTATAACGAGCATCATCGTTCAGAGACAGAGTTACACCAGCAGGTGCAGTGGTATCGAGAATAAGTTTAAAGAAGCTAGCCATATAGCATCTTTCCCTTCATCATAGATTTAACTTTTTGTGTCGAGCACCAAGTAGAAATATCCACCTTTCCGCTCATACACAGAATCTTCTCCCACAATAACAGTTTTAATGCCTTGTGTACCGATAAACATCTCGGTAATTTCCTTTTCATCGATAGCAATCATAGCCGATTACCCCCGGATGAAATATGCGGTACGGGGATCCTTCGTCTCGAGGGCTTCGTATTCACCGCGGTCCATGACCTTGATTCGATCGAAGTCATCGCTTTTCAGATTTCCGTCACCGCTACCCCCCCCACTTGTAAGGGAATACATGTCCTCGATCATGAGGGCATACTTCTTCTCGCGATTGGGAACAGGAATTACATCGACCCGTACGAAACATACACACAACCAATTCGCACCCTTAGCCGCTTCTGCGTCTGTCGGGACAATGTAACAAACAGATTCCTCTCCTTCGAGAGGCTCACGATTGAAGTTCGCATTCGTCACGTTGTAGAGCCGGCCTACAATCGGCTGACTATCGAGCTTCTGAATGGGAACAAAGAGTGCCATCAATCCAGTAGGTCCCGGCGCAACCGGAATCTTCGTGATGTCGTACTCTTTTGTCTCGGCATTCCACACTTTGTAATATCCGGACTCATCCGGAAGTGCGGGATGCGTCGCATAGCTCTCCGCCACAGTAGCTGCCTTTTGAGCAGCATCGACATCCGCGGTCACAGTTACCTGGATCGGGGAATCGGGAGTGGGCGGGAGTGGGCCAGATTCAGTAGACGATTCTTCAATCGTCACTTGGGCGACATTTGACTTGCCCAAAATATACTCTTCGGGAACTGTCGTATCCCCGGTCACCGGCATCTTTGAGATTACAAACTGAAGAGATCCCTCTCCGGCATAGTATGTCTCAGTAATGGTCGGATACCAATCGATCACGTTATCGAAATCGTTTCGATCGATCTTCTCGACAATCGCATTATAGATAGCACCATCCGGTCGACGAAAAACACCGACCAAGAAAATCACACCATCTACCGAATCCCGAAGGACAGGCTCTACGAACTTGTAGACGTCGAACGATACTTTGCGATAACGGTTCTCGCCTTGTCGACCAATCGAAAACCGATGCGGAAGTAAATTGAGATTATACGTTCCGCTAGCCACAGTAAATACCTCCTGTAGTTTTTGCAAAAATCACAGAGTGCATACCAGAACGTCCGAGCAAGATGCGGGACAATTCGACGCTGAAAGGAGTAAAGCACAATCGAACATAATTCAGAGGAGGTGAGGGCAAGACCTTTGGAGGTAACATGGCAGAAGCCATGCATAGAAAACCCCAATTCGGGGATG